GGCCAGCTTGCCCAGGCTCGGATGCCCGGCCGACGGTCCGTGCTGCCGGGCATGTGCGGCGAGCAGCCGGGTGGTCCACAGCTCGTGGGGATAACCCAACTCCTTGGCCTTTCGACACGCCAATGCCACCAGCCAGGTTTTCGCCTCGGCCGTGATGACCGGACCGCGTCCCGCACGCGGCCGATCATCGAGCGCCGTGATCACCCCAGCTCTGCCGCTCGCTCCAGACAGCGTGTCACGGTCTGCTGCGTCACCCCAATCGTGCGCGCCACGGCATAGGCCGACGGGTTCTGCAAATAGGCCAGAATGATCCGCGCTCGTTCGACCCGGCTCGTCGGCTCGGTCCGAGATCGCGAAATCTCCAACAAACGTTGCCGCTGCTCCGTATCCGTTGGCAGTGCAATCACCCGGCGAGGTGCGACCACTGGATCCCCCAATCCAATCCCTCGCCCGCCTCCTACCACATCTCGCCAAAAATGAGAATCAAACTCCAACATATTGATATTTTGGAATCTTTATACTAGTCGTCGTGTTCCGGCCTTTCCGATAGGCTGAATACCCGTCTATGTATACTCGACATGCCGCGATACCCCCCCCTCGACGCGCTGCGATTGCGATTCCAAACCTTTGAATGACAGCTGCCATCCCGATTTGTTTAATAACGCAAGCCTTGGGGAGGAGAGTGCCGATCGCAGTGAGTCCCGGAGGCCCTTGAGGCGTTGGCTTACGTGCTGACAGGCGTACTGCGGCGCATCGCGCTTACGCATACCGAATAACCGTCGCAACATGCGCCACGATCCGCCTTGAGCCGCTGAACATCGCTCCCTCGTCCGGATCAGCGTTCGGCACATCATACCCACAACTGCAGGTCCGGCGTACCGGGTTAAACAAGAGCGATTGGCGCAACGGCTTAGTAAGGGTGAGGATCGCGCTCTTGGCCTACAGATACTCATCAACCGGTTATGATTAAAATTACTTTTGCTGTGAGTAGATGTCAGGCCGGGCGAGCCCGCCGCCAAGGTAATCCATTCGGTCAAGAGAATTTTTCTTTAAAGTGGTTGGTCAATTTTATTGACGTCGCATCTCGATTTCGGATAAATTATATTACAAGCCTCAAAATAGGGAGAGGAAAGATGGGTACGCGTGAAGACGACGAAGTGAATAAGCTCTCGGCTGGTCATCCTTGTCGACCGCAAACTGATGCTCCCATTTCGTCGTTGATCGAGGCATGGCTTCATGTTCTCGACAGGTGCGTCACCAACTGCCCCCTAAACGAAGTAATCCTGCCAGTTATGCGCGAGTGCTTTTTTGGCGGCGCGTCGTATGCGGTTCTTCTGCTACAGAACGGTCAAGGCGATGAGTTAGCTCGCGACCTTGCCGGATTCATAAATGAAGAGCCGCGGCCCGTGCCTCCCCAAACCCGTTGGCCTGGGTCAAGGGGACCGAGCGAGGGACCAGAATAAACCTCTCGAACCATCGGTCTGCGCCGTGCCACGAACAATGACGCCGTGATCAATCAGGAAGCGCGGTTCCGAGAGTAGAGCAAACGTACTGGCGCCCAACGGAACTTCGGACTGCGGGAGCGATGCTGAGACCGATCCGGATAGGGAGAAATTCTGATGAGGAAGCAGGATACCCTCGCAGCTGCGATCGAGCAGAGCGAAAGTCCGATTGGCCGGATACTGGCTGCGCCACCAGGCGACAGCTCCTCCACGGTTTTGACGTTGATTGAACGGTTGGCGCTTGACCCCTGCGCCGATGTCGAAAAGCTCGATCGCGTAATGGGAATCTATGAGCGACTTAAGGCGAAAGAGGCCGAGCTCGCGTTTAACGCGGCGAAGGGCCGGATCCTCAAAAAGCTCGTCGGCATCAAAATCGTCAAGAACAGGTCCGCGGTCTACGAAACTGAAAACGGAAAAACCCAAAACGGCACCTATCATACGTTCAAATATGCGCCGCTTGAGGAGATCGACAAACATCTGCGGCCGCTGCTGGCGGGAGAGAATATGGACCTTTCCTATTCCGACGAACTGCGGGAGGGCGGCGGCATCCGGATCCGCGGCCGTCTGAAGCATCTGTCGAGCGGCCATTATGAGGACTCGTTTATGTCGGCGCCGCTCGACACCACGGGTGGCAAGTCGAATGTGCAGGCCGTCGGCAGCACTAATTCTTTCCTTCGCCGTTATGTCGCCTGCAACATCTTCAACATCGTCGTGGTCGGCGATGATGACGACGGAAACGGAGGCACGATTGACGAGGTTCAGACCAAGACCATTGTCGAGCTGATCAAGAAGGCCAAAGTAGGACCAAAGTTTCTTAAATACATAAAGGCCCAGAGCGTCGACGAAGCCGGTTCACTCGAGGCGGCGGTAGCGACGATCGCCGCCCGCGACTACCGCAAGGCCGTCACCACGCTCGACGAGCAGATCGCCAAGACAGAGGCTGGTCATGCCCATCTTTCATGATGTGGCGCAATATTCCGAAGCCTATGACCGCCTCAAGCTTGGCATCCCGACCAGCTCCAACTTCCACAAAATCATTACACCGCAAGGTAAGCCGTCGAAGCAGTGGCGCGAATACGCCTGCCTGCTGATCGCCGAGCGGCTCCTGCAGCGCAGGATCGAGTTTTATAATTCGCCGGCGATGGAACGGGGGTTGATCGTCGAGGCCGATGCGGCCGATTGGTACGAATTTGATCAAGACGTAATCACTCAGAGGATCGGCTTCATCACCGATGACGACCACACGGTGGGGTGCAGTCCCGATCGACTCGTCGGCGAGGACGGCCTAGTGGAAATCAAGGCGCCGCTGCCGCACACACAGGTCGAATATTGGATTTCCGGGGAAATCGGCGAACGCTTTCGGCCGCAGTTGCAGGGTCAGATCTACATTTCGCAGCGCAGCTGGGTCGATATCGTCTGTTGGCATGACGTGCTGCCAAAGCTCGTCATGCGGGTGGAGCCCGATGAGAAGTTCATCAAGGCGCTGGACCGCGAGCTGCAAATCTTCAACTACTTTATCGAGTGCGTCATTGAAAAGATCCGCGCGACGACCGAGGTGCGGGTCCCGCCTGGGAGCTTGGCGTTGAAGGCGGCGCTGCGAGCCAGTCTGGAAATCGCGCCTGACTGAAATGCCCGAAGCACCACGGCCAGCCGAAGCTCGCCCTGACTCAATCGACCTTAACCGCGCCTGAACTCGGACGAGGTAGCAATCCGTCAGACCGATGACCGCACCCCGTATTCCCCGCATGATAACGCCTTGTAAGCTCAAACCTGACTTACGTCGGAGGGTGCAACACTTAGCCTTTGTCCGTCAGCTCCCCTGCGTCGCCTGCGGCAAAGCCGCGCCATCAGAGGCTGCCCATGTGCGGACCGGGACCGATGGCGGCATGGGGGCCAAACCAGCCGACCGCTATGCCGTCCCGTTGTGCGCCGCCTGCCATGCAAAACAACATCGGATCGGCGAGCTTACCTTTTGGTCTGCACTCCGGATCGATCCTCTCAATGTGGCTCTGCGGCTATGGACTATATCGGCCGACATAAAAGCCGGAGAGCGCACTGTGTTTCGCGCGCGACAACAGATCGATCTGGCAAAGCCATCTGGCTGAGAGAGCGCACTTTATTATTTGGGTCTAGAAAGATTCCGATCGGCGTTGGCGCCGGCCTTTCGCAGTATAGGGCTATCTTCTCCTTCAGGTGGCCTTATCGGGCCAGTCGACTAATCGAGTTGGAGTGCTGTGTTCATGAGAAGGACGGCGCATCGATGCAGCGACATCCAGTGCGGTGCCGGGGTCGCGCGATTGACTTTGGAATTCTGGGTGATCATGGACGCCAACCGATATTAGCGCAGTTGGCCCGGGGCTCGTCAGGACGTCGATCTGGGCACGTCCGCTTCCGGTCGAGTCATAAACCGCGTCAGCCCAGGGACTGGCCCCCCACCTCTCCGAACTTCCGTTTGTTTCCTGACACGCATCTCTGTTGCTGTTTTTCGCAATTCTGTACCGATTGGCGTCGCAACCATGCTGCGAACCCGTCCTTCGAAACCTGAGGTCAGCGTCATCATGGCCGCCGCCTTCACGGCAGTCTCCGGAGTCGCCGGCCGAATTCGATTCCGGAAATTCGGCCTTCCCAATGCGCAACCTCTTCCGAGATCTCGGTCATGCCGCGCCTCCTTGCCGGCCGTCGCGAATCAGCTGCGCCTTGCTGTCTGCGAAGCGTTCGCCAATACGCTGCCGCTCGAACTGCATGACCGAAGGGAGGATGGTCAGGATCAATTCGGGGTCAAGTCCGGTCATTGCTGGAAAAATGGGTTGGGGCTGCGGTGACCGTTGCGCCCGTTGCTGGGGCATTGCGCGCGGTGAAATCCCGGTCAATTTCGTCGCGTATAGCCTTTAGTTGGCGCTGCTCGAACACGGTGATGAGGATGCCGCGCCAGCGTTCGGTGGCGCGAATCAGCGCGGCATAGAGCAGCTTCAAGACAGCGCGCTCGCCAAAGGCATGCGGGATCACCTTGGTGCGTCGGCGGGGCCTCGCCAACCAGGCGCTCGAGCAGGTTGGTGGTGCGGATCACCCGGCGATGGCCGAGCGGGAAGCGCAAATCGCAATGCACGCCTCGAAGTCGTCGTCGTGGCACGCCACCGCCGAGGGCAGATCCTTGCCGTAGGTCGCCGCGATGTCGTCGCGCAGCAGGCGCGCCAATGCTGGCGAGGCCGCCTGGTAGCAGGCCGCGGGCGCGCCTTGAACCCCGGCCAGACGTCTTCGGGCATCTTGCTTTGCAGATTTCTCATCTTGTGCGCCAAGGAGCGCTGGCGAAGCGAGCGCGGCAGACATTCCTCGATGGCGCGGATCATGCCGGGCGCTCCGTCGCTGGCCACCAGCAGCGCGTCGGGCAGACCGCGCCGGCGCAGGTCGTGGAAGAACTCGCGGCAGCTCGCGGTATCCTCCTTGGTCCCCGGCGCCAGGTGC